GGTAGCGCTGAAGGCGCTATTGATGGCGGCCTGTAGTTCGGGGGTCATGACTACTTCAGGAAGAGTTTTGACTTCGTTGGGGCTGACGCTCATTAGATGGCTCCTAGAATTGGACGTACACTTATGGCTTGATTAGTCAGAAACCTGTAACAAGATTTTAGCAGATCAGTACGAACCTGGCAACCGTGACTCTTGTTCGAGGTCGGAGAACTTCGTCAGGACTTCTTGGCGCACGAGGTCGCCTGTCTCAAGAACTTCGCGCACGGATTTGTCGGGCAAATTGGCGCTGGCGGCTTGCTCTTCTACGCCTTCGCGTATCGCTTCGGTCATTTTCGCGAAGAGAAGCGCATGATGCTCTTTGGCTGCCTGTGCTCGCGCTTTTAGAATGGAAATCTGTTGAGCGTCCCAACCAGCAAAGTCGATAGCGATGGCGGTCGCTTCATCAACGAGAGACTGAGAGATTCGAACCAGATCACTGAAGCCTGGATGGACTCGGAGCGCCATCAGGCGATTGGCACGCTCAATATTATATGACGCTGTCGGCTCAAGAGGGTTGTTCATGATTTGCTCCAAATCATTTTACAGTAGTAAGTATGGAAAAGTCAACTAGAAAATTGCTTTATCCATATTTGCGAAGGCACCCTTAGCCGCGCGGTCTAGACCCTGCGCTTGAGGTGTGGCCGCCTGCGCCTTGGCGGCGTTGGCTTTCTGTTGCAACTCTAGGTTATTTTGATGCTCGGACGCGCCGCCCTGCTCACGCAGCGTATGCTTTCCTGTCTCCACCAACATTCGATTTTCTGCGGCGTTGTTGTCCACATCCTTCTTCACTTCTCCCTGAGCCTTAACTATTCCCAACTTGCCTTCCATGGCTGCTTGTTGGGTGTTGGCTTGGAGACGCGCCTTGTCTTCATCGTTCATTGGCACAATGATTTTTTCCTTGTACGGAACACCGAAGCTATCAAACAAAGCTTCGAAGAAACCATTATAGTCGATCTTGAGCGCGGCAACAGCCAGATTTTCTACCGTACCAGGAGAAGAAAGAATCGTTTCGATGACGCCCATGTATTTGTTTAAGGCGTCTCTCGCCGCCAGCTTCGATCCGGCAGAGATATCCACACGATATGTCCCGTTAATAATACTCAACGGAGTCGCTCTGAACGCGCTACCGAGCGCGTCGGACAATAGCATGCGAATTTGAGACGGCTTCAGTTTCTGGTTCTGCTCAATGCAGAATTCTAGGAACGGAACAAACACTTGTTCCGAGATCACATCAACTAGGTCCTGTAGCTTGACGGACTCGCCGCCCGTAACCGCCGCGACGCCGCCTGGAGTACGCATTGCGCCAGAAGAGCCCGGATTGCCGCCCAAAGTGCTCGGGCCCGCCCCAGAAATCGAAGACGCCCACTCTTTCATCTGTGCAATCACCGCCAAAGGCTCTTGTGCGTTCACCGCGTTACGTGTTAGCGGCTCAATCTTGCCTTGCGGGTCAGATTTGAAGACTTTTCCTGGGAAAATCCACTGGGCTTGGGCAGAATTGTTCGCGCCCGCCGGAGACGTGTATGTTCCCATCAAATTCAGGTTCAAATCGTCCAAAAATGCGTTAATTACGCCCTGACAGATGCGTTGAAAGTCCGTCAGCCAATACGCGATGCCATAACCATGCGCGGAGTCAGGCGCGTTGCGGAAACAGAAGCCCAAAAACGGCACACGACCAAAATTATGGGTCTCGTTCAACAAACAGTATTCTTTTGCTAGAATAATTGCGTGACGTGAGCCTGTCCAGTAATCAAAGCACTCAAATTTGCGCGCGAGCGGATCATGCTGCGTGCGTTCGGTGTAATTTTCGGGATATGCCTTCTGTGGCGTCGTAGTTTGCTGAAAAATTGGGTTTCCGGTGTTCGATCCAAGCGTCTCCAGAGGATTCGTGGGAGAATTGGTCTGCATCTGCGGGGCCATCAAGCGCACAAGTTGATCACGAGACGGAATATTCCAGCCTTCGGTGTTCCGCAGCGCGTCCAAATCATAGCCGGTGACGTAAATCAGGCGTCCGAACCATTCAGCGACGCGAGGATCACCTCGGCGAAGGTCTGGCGCATACCGCGCACGCCTAACGGGCACATGCTCCAGCTTCGGCATATTGACTTCTTGAATTCCGACTACTTTATCTTCAACGTCATCCTCGCCCTCGACAGGAATCATGACAGTAACACCATTCACGACCGTTGTTTCGGGATGGGACTTCTGAACTTTCTTGATGATGTTCTTTTTCAGCGTCTGCCAGCCGTAGTGCGCGATGCCGAAGCCATAAAAGAGTCCGTCATACGTGATCTCGCGCATCTCGGTCTTACACGAGACACCTTTGTACCCGCAGGTCTTCAATTGCGCGTTCAAAATCGCTTGTTGGGCCTCGGCGCATTCGAGTGGAGTCCCTGAAGTCGCGTCGATCTTGAACGACTGATAGCCGCCTAAAAGTGTCTGATTTACTACCGAGTGAATAGAATAAAACTGTTCAGCCACAAGCGGAATACCTAAATGTGACCTATATTGGTCTGATCCTTTCCATTTTACAGGGTCCACCCATGCTCTTAACATTAGCTCCGCAGTATTCCAGCGACCAATTAATCCTCTTGTGGCGATAAAACTTTCGCTTTCTTCGCGGTTTAGATTCCCTTCCTTCAGCATCGAAAGATCAGACCGAAGTTGATCCTGAAATGCGACCTCGGTAGCGCCAATGGGAAGGGCCGTCTCTCCATAAGGGACCGCCCCAGGCAGGTCTTGAATACGGATTTGGCCTTTGTCCTCAAAATGTGAGGTTGCAGTAAGCCCTTGTTTTGTCTCGTCAGCCATAAAGGTATCTACTTACGGGTTAAAAAGTCTTAAATCTGCTACTTCCAGCTATCGAACGGGTCCCCCGCGTCAAAACTGCCGCCCAAGCGCATATCTTCATCGGGTGCGGCGGTCCCCGCGTGTAATTTGCGCAACCAATTTGAAACAGAAACAGCTACGGGAGGGTTATCTAAGTGCCAACTTGTAGGGGCGGCTACGATCATGCCGCATGCGTCAGCAAAATCATCGTGCTTCCCTAACTTTGGCCACTTCACTAACTGCTGAACGAGTTGATCGTAACCCTTCATGCCGGAAAAGAACCACAAACGCTTCTGTTGGAGTGGGCCCTTGACTGATCCGATGCGAATAAGCTTCGCGTTGGCGACTTGGGACCCCTTCTCCCATTGAATTGGAACCTTCAGGACGCCCATCGAGGAAGCATGTGCAGTAATGATGCGCTCCATCGGCTCCCAGCCATTGAATTTTTCAAGAAAAATCACATTGGGCCGCTCTTTTAGCAACAGCGCGACGACATTTTCCGCGATTTGGCCCGAGTCCCAGGTGCCGAACTCACATGCGTAGACAAAAATCTGTCCTTGAAATAGACGACAGACGAACAGTACAGAATAATCTCGCCCCGGCTGGCCTACGTACGCGAGATCGCCGACAACAAAAGTGAATCCCATGCCGTATGATGGAATCTGCGTCATACTGTGTAGCGTCTGTCGTCCGATTAAGGTCTCTTCGAATGTCTGTGCGCCTGTCGCGATAGGTTTGTTCTCGTACTGATTTGCGAAGAACTCCGCGCCGACACGGATCAACTCCCCTTCGAGGAATTTGAGCGTGTGCCCGATAGACCGACCAGTGACCGTTCGTACTTGCGGGAACAAAACGTCCTTGTTTCCCCGATCTTTGAACCCTGGGCAGGAGCATCCCGATACGCCGCACGGGGGCTGAAGAATATTTTTTTCGTAGTCGTGGTATACGTCGGTATGAGTGCAGTTCTGGCAACCATGGCTCCAACAGTCTCGAATATAGAACTGCCAGATGGTCTGCCCCATCTCCTTCATTTCTTTCTTGGCGTCTTCTTGGATGCGCTCGTAGGTATCGCCGTAAGAGTAGCGCGTTCCGGTCATCACAATAAAGCCGGTGGGCTCCAGAAGAGGGCAGATGTCGATGTAGTTTTGATAGCAGTTTTCTAGCGCGTCAACCTTGCGATAGTTTTGTTCATTCACCAAGTCGTCAATGTAAATGAGGTCGAAGTGGGACCCTGCCTTTACTGATCTCGACGTAGATATCGCGAAGGTATGTTCGGCGAAGAAAGTATTTACTCTACATGGGACAGTAAACTCATGCGCGTTGCCTAGCTTGCACAGTTCGTCCGACCAAGCGCGCGGGTCGGTCTCATCCTGAATCTTCTTGTTGCGGACGCTCTTCATGCAGAACTCAGGGAAAAGCCATTTGAATCGTTTGGTAGGTTTCTCGAAGAACTGCTTGATTGCGCGAAGTTGGGCCTTCGCTAGTTTGTCGCTGCCCGTCAGGAAACATATGCGGACATCAGGATAGTTCAGGATTGTCTGGATGATGTCGACGCGAACCGCTGAAGTTTTGAATAGACCGCGTGGCCAGAGAATCATTCTTTTCTTGGTGAGTTGGTCCAAGTCAGATAGAACGAAATTTTCGCCGGGGCGTTTTGGCAAGAAGCAGCTAAATAGTTTGGAGTGCGGATTGTCTTGGAAGTCCATTCCGAGAATCGGAACGTATTCTTTCGGGAGATTCGGATCGCCAGGTTTGGTGGCTTCGACGTAGCCGCTTAGGTAGAGGTGATATTTCAGGCAGCGAAATCTCCCCTCATACCAATCTGTGCGTTCAGCGGGTGTCGCACCTTCATACCATCGAACAAACCCCTTGGGAAAGGTCGACAAGTCAACAGACTTGCGGTAATTTTCAAAAAGGATTGGATCAATTTCGAACACGGCTGCTCCCGCGCTTTATCTTAATTCAGGATTTTTGTTCCCAGGTTGGTTCCGATAATCGAAGTGCGTTTAGAGTTTATGGTTGTCGCAAACTCACTTCCGCCGCCAACGCGAGTGCCACTCGATCCCGACGCAGATACCGACCCCGCTAAAAACTGCGAGACTTGGTTTACGCCTGCACCTTGTATAAAGATGCCAGGAGTTCCGGCCTGAGGAGTAGTTTCCGTCTGTTGCGTCAATAACACGCCATTATGATATACATAAATTGCTGGCCCGAGCACAGCCAAACGAAAGGTATCGCCAAAACTAAAAGGTAATGCGGAGTTGGTGTATATTGCGGGGCTTACATCCCCATTAAAGACCTTTAAGGTCATCGTGCCGCCGCCATTATTTGAGAGGTCAATAAAATCCGAGGTGATTCCGGCAGCATCCTGTCGAACCGAAAGTTCTATAAGATCGCCAACGTTCAGCGCATTCAAAGTTACTTGCATATACTGATCTGAAGGAAAAACCGCACCGGTATATATCGCCGCGCCGTCGCCTCCGCCGTTATCTTGGCATTTACCTGAAAGAGCCTTCAGTGCGTTAAACCCGCCGGGAGGAAGGGTCCAGTGTGCGGGGTTAAGCGGATTCGCGTCCGGGGTGAAATTATCGGAAACGATTTGTGTAAAAATGGGCATAAACAAGGGCCATTAATAGAGGACGCTAACCTGAACTGTGTCTGTGCCTGCGGTGCCGTCTATAAAAATACCTTCAGGTGGAATGTTTTCGCTGGCGATCTCGATTGATAGCTGACCCGCCAAAGATAGCGCGGCCATATACTGAGTAGAGGAGACGTTCAGATCGCCAACGTACACAAAATCTGTCCCGTTACCCTGGCCACACTCCAAACGAATTGCGCGGTAGTGTTGCGCGGGGCTCGGGGCAGTCTTACCTGCGTCTGATGTGCTGGCCACGTCAGCATGATTGAAATAGAATCGCCAAGACAGAGTCGCGGGGTTATTGTCGATTACGGTAACCCGCTTGCCGTTGAAGTACGTCGCCGTTGTGAATCCCCACAAAGTTACCTGCTGACCCTTGCCGCTCGGACCAGGAGCAGTGCCGCCAAAAATATCGAAAGGTTGCCCAGTTACTTGGTTCACTGACTGAGTGGCGCTAGCCGGACTCGCTGTCGGAGTCGGAATATACCCATTTGGGCCGTTATAGCCGGTCTTTGGCAATGATCCCATTACGATAGTTGCGATGCCTTTGGAAATAGAAAAACTGACAGCCGAAATCACTACTCCAGGCGTCGCCAAATTGGCGCTGGTGTAATATGCGGCGGCTAACACGGTGGGCGTCGGTGTTCCAACGACCACGGTGGCGGCTCCGAGAGTTCGAATTTGACCCATGGAAATCTCCTCGTAAAAACTTAGTTTGGTTTTGCAACCCCGGCGCTGTCGCGTTTTGTCGCGGGATCGGGCCGGATGGCGGAACTAACATTGACTCCGCCGTTTGGCTTAACTGTTCCTGCCGACTTCTGCGTCAGCGATTGACCCTTGCTGGCCGTGCTGATGCTTGGCGGACTAGGAATCTTCGCGCCTTCGTTCTTTTCGAGACGCAGCTTCAGAGCGTCAACTTTCTTTTTCGTCCCCGGTCCAGAGGCGATCAACCCTTCGATGCCCTTGAACACGAGAACGTGTTTGGGTGTCGGAGACTTTTCTTTTCCCGCATTACCTTTTGCTTTGATCATAAAAACTCCTTAAGTTTTTGAAACATCGCCCACTGTCGGACGCGCGGTCTCGCCTGGATGTGCAATAGCTGACTGCGATTTCCATCCCGGCCCCGCTTTCGGGCTCGGGGAGATCGTCATCGACGGCATTCCAGGCTTCACAGGAGAGGCCAAAGTCTTGTCTGTAGCGGTCGTCTTCGGCATCGGAGTAACGGTCATCGATGCAGTACCCTTAGGGGCCTTTGGGGCAGGTTTCGCTAGAGACTTCATGCCGCTGGCCATCAGAGCGTGTGTGCGCGCCTTAGCGGCTTCGGGAGCGGTCAGAACGTGTTCTCCTGCCTTCAGGGTATAGACGCCGTCAGCTTTGACAGGGCCGCCCTTATGCATCTTGGGTGCGTCACTCAAAGCCATTTTAGCGTTTTTCATCATCTTACCTTTTTCATTTAATTCGGCAGCAAGACCAGATAGCGGCGCAGGTTTAGGCGCAGCAGGTTTTGCAGGCACCTGCGCAGCTTTTGGTGCAGGCGGAAATGCGGCGTTTGCATGCGCCAGCGCCGCTTTGGCATCACTCAGGGCATCAGGCATAGAAGTACTCCCTACTTATGAGTTTAAAAGTCTTATTTAGGTTAGGAGACTAACTCGCTTTTTGTCTTACCGCCACCACGGTGACGTGGACCGTCACAGTGTTGATGCTTA